ACAAATCATATAATTACAATGGAGTTTAATAACGAAACCATTCGAATAGCGGTAGAACTATATTTGAAAAATGAAACAGAAGGAGAGGAAAAGTACGGACATATTAATACTTGGAACGTTAGTGACGTCACAAATATGAGTTATATGTTTTCTGGCACCTATGCATTCAACCAACCATTATCAAATTGGAATGTTAGTAATGTTACTCATATGAACCATATGTTTTCTGGCGCCGATGTATTCAACCAACCATTAGATAATTGGGATGTTGGTAATGTTACTAATATGTTAGGTATGTTTTATCATACTGAATCATTAAACCAACCTCTAAATAAATGGAATGTTAGCAATGTTACTAATATGCATAATATGTTTAGTTTTGCGAAATCATTCAATCAACCTCTAAATAAATGGAATGTTAGCAATGTTACTAATATGTATAATATGTTTGGTTGTGCCCAATCATTCAATCAACTTCTAAACAAATGGGATGTTGGTAATGTTATTAATATGGAATGGATGTTTAGTAATGCCTCATCATTCAACCAACCTCTAAATAATTGGAATGTTAGTAATGTTACTAGTATGTATTATATGTTTAAATATGCCAAATCATTCAATCAACCTCTAAACAATTGGAACGTTAGTAATGTTACTAATATGTATGGTATGTTTAGTAGTGCCTCATCATTCAATCAATCTCTAAATCATTGGAACGTTAGTAATGTCACTTATATGGGTTGGATGTTTAATATGACAAATATTGATGTAATGCTAAAAAAACACAATTTAACCAACGAAAATTACTTCGATAAAAACGTATATCACGAATTATTTGTCTGGCCAAGAAAGAAGGATTATGTTACGTTTCTTGTTAATAATCAGTATCTTCCACTTAATAAACATCAAGAAAAACACGAATATCACCCTCTATTTGATAATACAGACATGAGTAAATATATTGCTTGTTATTTGTAAAATTGATTATTCCGTTTTTATGCGATTTTTGGTTTGAGAATAATTTATAGAAATTTCCAGAATGTCTTTCAACCAGTTATGATCTGTTTTAATTGCAGAGATATATTTATTTAACTCCTCAATATCAGTCATCATTATTTATCTATTATATAGATAAATAATTAATTAATAATAAAAACTGGGTAGACTGCTAAAAACCGAGTCGGACTTCACTTTACTGGAATATTTTGGATAAGGAACACCATTAATTACACTGACTAAAAATTGATAAAGATTATAAAACAAAAGTTCTACACTTGAAATTAAAAAAGGGTAAATGACTAAACCAATAACTAAATACCATTTATGTTTCGGTGATACATCTAAATGTTCTTTAATAATCATATAAACGACTACACCAACAATTATATAAAATATCCACCAAAGATAAAAGTTAAACCGGTTCCATCCAGAGATATTTTGATCCATGTGTTTTACACGCTCTAAGTCAGTCGAATATTTATCACGCATTTTAGCATTTCCTACATCAATCATTTCATTTTGCCATTTTACAGAATTATATAAATCGCGATTTGTATCAGGCATATATAATTCAATGTGATTAAATTTTTTATTTATAATTTGAAAAACGATCAGTTAGTTCTTTACTATGATTTAATCCTTTGTAATATACTTCATTGTCCAAGAAATTGTTGGTAGGTAATAATTCATTGCTTTTGGCAGGATAATAAACCATACGGTTTGTTTTTTTAGACCCGGATACTTCATGAGCATCTTCCATCGTTGTAAAATAACATTTCCCCGGTTCATTTTTTTCGACACTATCGTCTAACATACTATTACCTAAATCGTTTAATCCAGATGTATCAATTGCTTTACCTGGATCTAGATTTACCTCATCAATTGATGCACTTAAACCCTTCATTTTGTCCATTGTGGGACCTAATATACTTTTCATCTTTTTTTGAACATCTAATTTGGTATTTTTTCGAACATCTTCAATAGATGCCGTTTTGGGGTCATATGTTGATTGATCAAATCCTGTCGCGTCAATCGATTTTTCCTCCTTTTTTACACTGCGTTTAGATAATTCATCATCTACTCTAAGTTGTTCATTCGTTTTTCCTATATTAAACAGCGGGGATATATTCAATGAATTATTTTCAAACCCTTCTTTTTCCTCAATCGATGATGCGGTTGTTACTGGTCTAGTACAACGACCTGTCTTCTTGTCCCATACAGTGTTTTCACCGCAACATCCATCTGAATAGCATAATCCTAAATCCTTAAATAAATTGCTATAATCTGCTGTTCCTGGCGAAATTCCTGTATCTAATAATTTTGGTGGAGGAAGGTCTAACTTATTGAAATTAATATGACTACGTGATTGAATATCAATGTAAATATAAAATGCAATCAATGTCCAAACTGCGAAATTAAATATATGTAGCAAGACAAAAATAGTATTTGTCCCTGGTTCAATTGGTGGTTCAAAAAAATGACGTACGCATAAAAATAATATAATATGTATCACAATACAAAATATTAACGATAATATAATTTTAGTATACGATGTTTTACGTAAACGATTTGATTCAGTCAAAAGGGCTTTTCTACGTTCTTCGCTTTCTGCACCATCTATTAAAAATTTTTTCTTCTCTAATCGCTTTTGCTCATCATTTACGATTTCAATCATTTTGTTTTGTTCTGTTAAAACATTACTAGCAGATGTGTTTGCTTTTTTGTAACTCTTACTACTATCTTCAACTTTATTTTGAAGGTCTAAAACATAACTAGCAACTAATGGGGCATTATTAACATTTGGATAAGAATTAGACAAATCGGTTAAATATTTGTTTTGAACGTGGAAAACCCCCGACAAATCGAAGTGTCCATTATTCGTATCTTTGTTTTCCTTTTTATTCGTCATTTTATATTACTAATTGTATATATTAGAAATATATAAATGTTTTAAAAATGCTACATTATTCTTTGGCTAATAAAATGGCGAAAACAATAAGTGTAGCAGTTGTAACTGTTCCTAAAGCAAATAACAATTGTGAGTTTACATACAATTGATTGTTATCCATTATTTTCTTTTTACGAACATTGGGTTGTAAATGTGTTCGAAAATGCAATAATTCATCCCCTTTAAAATCATATTTTGGGTTATTTATCATTTCATTTTTTAATTGGTTAAACTTGGGTAATTTATTTTGTAATTTATTATATTTGTCGTTAATATCTTCCACCTTATCCCCATAATCTTCTTGTGTCTCTAGATTATTACGAATAACATCACCTGTGTCAGATACAGCGTGTGTAACCTTGGTATTTTTCTTCTTATTGGTTTGAAACCCTTCTTTTGATTTCCATGAACCATTTTTAAAGTATTTGGCGTTTTCGTATAAGATTTCTTTCGCATCATTCTGATGTTTAATATAGGTTTCATCACCACAAATACCGATCTTTGTGGGTTCCACAATTTGACTTGAACTAATATCATATCTTGCGTATTTAAATGTGTCGGAATAATTATTGGTATTTATAATTTCATTTCTATTAGTGGTATTTTTAAAAGTTCCGCAATTTAATCCACCACTTATGTCTAATTGATAATTTCTTAAAAACACAGAGGACGAATTCTCATCTATAGGGTGTTGTGTGTTGCTTGGTGGAATTCGGTTATAAAACGGTGTAGTATTATCGGCATTAATTAAACATTTTGGCTTATTGTTTGACGTATATGTAAAATAATATCGACAATTCGCATTATCATTACATAATTTTTTACAGCTTACCCCATCTACATCTTGTTCTTTTGAAAAATACTGCATATCTACACTACTTTTATTTGGATAATACCCGGGTTTCTCGCGATAACTATTGGAATATTCCAATATTGAATCTGTAAGTTTATCGCTAAATTGGTTCATAGTGTATGCACCACTGTTATTTATTCTATTTTTAATTTGGAAGGTTTTTCCCATTCTATGGTCACTGTTAATGTTATATATAGAATAACAAAAAGGTACATGATGAATCTCTTTTTGTACAAAAGTATATTCGATATTTATACTAGGAATAACACCATATGATAAACGGTTATCTTCGTTATAATCATACTTGTTATTAAATACATCATTTAAATTTTTTTTGAATGTTTTATAAAAAAGTGATAATTGATCATTATTTTCAACGACTATCTCATTATCTATAATCGTAAAAATACCAAAACATTTAAATTGATCATTTAAAAAATCACTATTACTGTCGGATACAAATGCACAATACAATATTAACGGTAGTTCGTCATTATTAAATAATACATCCTGTGTGATATTTTTTGTAACTAATGTGTCTTGAGACATATCTTCTTGAATGACTGCGAAATTTAACTTAACTATGTCTTTATCTTTGCTAGTAAAATAGCACTGAATTCTTATAGGCATATAAGATTCTTGTGAATAATATGAGGTTGATGTCTTTTTACCTTTTCTTAATGTGCTATTATCAGTTGTGTATTCACAAACAGATTGATCCCCTATCCATATATAAAATGTGCAATTTTCAACCTCGCACGTAAATCTATAATTTCCTGGTTTAATATAAACCAGTCCCGTGAAATCAAATGCAATCAATTCACTATCTTGCATCGTATCGTCACTCGTTATTGTATTCGATAATAATTCTGATATTTTTTGTTGCAAATTGTCGAAATTATCAATAATACCTTCCTTGGTTGTATCATTTTTTGTAGTAATAGTGTATGATAAATTGGTTGTATCAATATTTGGAATTACACGTGCATCAACTAAAACTGGGTCCGTTATACGGTTCATAATAAATTTCAACCCTTTTTTATTAGACGAATGGAATTTTTGTAATTCGGCATTTTTATATCGGTTGTATTGTTTTGCTAAATTCATTCTCCATGCGTCAATCCCATTACTAAATGGAAGTTCTTTCCAAGACGAATTATTTAAAAATATATCGCGACCAAAACGTCCTATATTTGATATACGTATACCTTCTGGTGTCTCATTAAAATGATAATATTTATAATTGACGCTTGTTGGGTCACTTTCTTCTTGTTCAATTTTATCAACATATTCTTTATAATTTTTAACAAAATCAGATAATCGATTATGAGTATATAGTTTATTTGAATCCATTGTATATATATTTATATTAGATGAATATATATAATATTCTTTATAATTATCTACCTATAATATCAAAAATTAAAAAGTACAATAATACAAAGAATAGTATTACTAAAAGTGTATTTATTAATATACGACTTTGTAACATTCGAATAAGGGGGGCATTGCGTATATCACTATTTTCTTGAATATATCTTAATTTCTTATCCAAATCCTTTCGTAGATTAACTACTTCATCATGATTATCTTCCAATTCTTTAATGTTTGTTTTATAAACTTGATTTGTTTTACCATTCACCGTTGTTTGTTCGTCATATACGTGTTCTAACTTATCCAATGAATTATACAAATTATTATATGCATCAGTTAATGATGTAAAACTGTCGTCAGTTGTTACTTTACACGTTGGTGTTACGTTTTTTGCCGTATCCTCGTTTTGACAACGAAGATAACGGGAATATTTGTTTTGAAATGTATTTAATTCATTTGAAATATTATTTTGCATTTCAAAAACATTTTTTTTTGTTGTTAAACTTGCTGTTTCCGGCGATGGAGTAAATTGCACATACATTATATTATTATTCTATATATATAATGGATTATTTATTATAGTGATAGAGAAATACTAAAGTTCCAACAATTCCAACAGATAAATTTATGGTTTTTAATACAGCGAAATTATATTTTAAATGAATATTATCATAACTTTCTCCTGATGTTATATGGTTATTGCGTCTTTCATACATTGTGTTTACTAAATTATTGTTTTTACATAATTCGTGTTTATAACATTTCTCAATGGTGGTATCGTCGCTACAATTCAATGTTTCTAATCTATTTTCTTCTGCTAATACTTTACATTGATTGCTAGTTGGTAAATCCTGTTTATTTGTAGAGTAATAAAAATCATACGGAGTATAATTTAATTCAAAATTGTATTGTTTGTTAGAAATATTCGACATTATATACAAATACTTGCTATAATAACTATTTGTATAATTTTATTAAACACATACACGATAATAATTCGTCTTCATTGCTGTAATACTAGATCGTTCAATTAAACATATATCTCCAGGGCGAACGGCATTTACTAAAGCTTGTGGATCAAATCGTGAAATCTCAGGCAATTGTGATTTATGACGAAGTTGTTTTTCTTTCATAAATTCTTGTCCTTCAGTTTCGTCTAAAACTCTCATAAATGGCACAAGTGTATGGTCCAAAATATTGAATTGTAAACGCTTAATATTATGAATAACCACAAATATTCCGTCATGATCAAATAGATATCTCATTCTTGTTAAAATAGTATCATTCGGTTCATCATCGATAATAATCATCAATGTATCTTTTTTGGTCAATACTTCCTCAATGGAATACAAATCTTCAATAATATTATCCAACACTTCCTTTTTTATTTGTTTTGTAGTCTGCTTAAGATTAAAATAATATTTAATATATACTTTGGTCTTTTTTTCCTTATGTGTGACTAACATATCAAGTTGCGATTGAGACAACATCGCATCAATTTCATTCATACTAAAACTATTATAGTCTTCTGTATCATATCCTTGTTTTTCCAATTGCTCAAGCAATGTTTTGCGTGATTTATATATACTGATAATTCGAGAACTAACGGTAGACATTTTACTAAATATTAATATATAATGATAATATCTTAATATCCTTTCTCTATTTCAATTTTATTACTTTATTTTTAATTTAACTTTTTTATAACTAAATTCGAAAAATCAACGTCAGCTGATCTTTCAACCGTCGGTAATGTAGGTGTAGAACTTTTGATGTTATCTTTTACTACAATCGACGGTTGCTCCGTAATAGAATTTGGTTCGTTATTACTTGCTATTATTTCTGTAGGTATTTCGGATGTCGAATTATCATTTCCGTCGCCATTGAAAAATTTTGGTGCAATTATGATATTAGGTTGTTGTGTTTTTGGTAGCAATTCGGAGGATTGAGTTAATGGATTATGTACGGCCTCTCTAAATAGCTCTGGTTTAAATACAGGAAGTTGTGATTCTGGGAATATATCATAACCTGATACAACATTTACACTGTCGTTATCACTTAATCCATTATTATCTATAGCCTTTACAGTGTAAAACTTGGGTCCAGCATGAGATACTTCCCAAGGACGTTTTGGATAATTGTCTTTACAATTTCTCATACATACACGATCACCTTGTTTATATGTATTTCCTCCACCCGTTTGTTCATCATCAACTTCTTCTTCTGGAGGCGGCGGTGGATAGTCAGGACTATCGTCGGGAGAAACATAGGGCGAATTTGGATTATATACGGGTGAATTTGGATTATATACGGGTGAATTTGGATTATAACCCGGAGATCCAGGTGCATAAGCCGGAGATCCAGGTGCATAAGCCGGAGATCCAGGTGCATAAGCAGGTGAACCGGGTGCATAAGCAGGTGAACCAGGTGGATAATTAGGGGAACCAGGTGCATAATCGGGGGAACCAGGTGCATAATCGGGACTTTCATCAAATGGGGTTGTATGTTTAATATCATCTTTAGTGACCGCCAAAATAAGTGTATCGTCCGTTTTGGATAAAAAGTTTCCAGATTTTTCAAGTACTTCAATGTTTTCAA